TCTTCGATGTATTGGTCCACATGACCTATAAAAAAAGATTTTAAATTATCTTGTTTATTATGTGGCTTTGGTACTATTACTGTCTTCGTTATGTCTACTGGTTTTACCATGTTTTTTCCTATTGTATGCTTTCTTATTCTTTATCACAAGTTGACGATAACGTCTATCTCTTAGTGTCTTTGCTATTGGATTTTTTTTATTCAATTATTTTTATAATTCTTTTTCTATCCTGGTAGACTTCTGTTTCTGCTTTTACCTTTTTACATTTAAAGACTACTCGTTCTGGATTTACTTCTTGTTTAGCTATGCGCTTTGAATAAAGGCAAGCTTTTAACGAATCTTTATAAACGTGTTCTATCATTTTTCCGTTTAATTCTAAAATTAATGCAAATACAATCTCTATCATTGGTGACCATTCCCATTTCTAATTAATTTTTCTACATCTTCTGTAAGTTTTTTTGTTCTCTCTTGTAAAAATTCTATGTGTTGTGTTGTAAATCTTTTTCAAACAATTCTAATTTTGTGCTGTGCTGGTTGAGCTTCTCATTAATACCAAAATAAGCCCAGGTGCCGATTGCGACGAGCGCGATCAGGCTGGCAACCGTCTTCATAGGCATCTGTACTTTAGCTTCGTCCGATATTGTTAATGGTTTATTTGCCATTGTTTACCTCGTTTTCAAAACTTATGTCTGTGCCATGATCTTTTTGATGTTTATAAGTTCTTTTAGAATTTTTCTTTTTACATTTACAACGTGGTGCAAAAAATAAATTAACTACCCATGCGTTGCATCTGTCTATCATATCACAAAATTTTAATATGTATTTATCAATCATCTTTAGGTTTAGGTAAAGGTAATATAAAGTCTTTTGGAGGCATTTTCAATTTACTTTTTTTTGGTCCTATAAGCTTATCTCCCATTAAATTGACGTCAGGGTTCTCTTTTTTGTACTCATCTTTCATGTCATCCCACAGACTTTGTGAGTCAGCGGGTCTAGTGTTATCTCTTGCAGGGGTCACACCTCTACATTTAGATACAAGTAAGGCAAAATTCTCATTCAAGGCTAGACTAGGATTGCTGTTAACCCTACCACACATCTTCATTAACTCGAGTTGTTGTTTGATTGCTACGTTTTCTTTTGAAGTTTTACAGTCTGTACCTAAATATTTTCTGTAAGTTATACTAAAATTCTGTGAGTCATTATCATAATCACTTGAGTTATATGTATGATAATCTTGTGTGTTGTTTCTATCCTCAACTCTAAATTCCATTTCACCACATCTTACACCATACTCGTTAAGGTATTCGTTTCTAGGATATGCAGGTTCTACAAACAAAGCTAACATTGTAAGAGCTAAAATAAGTAATCCTGTAAAATAATAATTCATCCTGGCTATCTCCATAATTCATTACCTATTTAAATCCTTAATATCATAGTCGTGTTCTCTAACTTGATCTGCTAATTGTCTATATAAATTTTCTGCCATTTGCCACGTAGATTCTGCAGAAGTTAATCTTGTATTTTGATCTACAATTTTATCTTCAGCAACTTTTAAATCTCTTTTAAGATCTACAATTTCTTGTTGATTGGTGTTAATAGTATCCGTAAGATTAACAATGTAACGAACGCCGGTAAAAGTTCCAACTAACACTGAAGCTACTACAGGTACTAATACAAAATTCTTTTTTAATAGATCTGCTAAATTCATAAACCTACCAAACTTGACCGTGTAATTGATTTAATTGCTGACAACGTGGACAAGACTTTTTAAATCTAGTTACGTGCACTGCACATTTTTCAATAACTTTAGGTATAATTTTATTTGTTTTAAATAAATTAAAAAATTTTTTAATCAGTTGTATCATTTTTTTTCTCCTCAATTTCATAGAAAAACTTATCCGTATCTTCCGTACGCCAAGCTCTACTATCCTCTACGTTCCACTCGTTTGTTTGCACTTTCCAGTCAGGAATATTATCTTTTACTGTAAAAGAAGGAATGTCCCATATACATCGATTGTTTGGTTGTGCTGCAAAATTGCCGTCGTCTAACGCAATAATGTGTGGTATCTCTGAATGATCAGTGTCGACTATGTTACTCTCTGGATGTGCAAAGTCAACAGTAAATAAATATTTTCCCGGATGCCATTTTTTATCTTTGCCAATATACTTACCAGCTTGTCCATCTAAGATATCCCAATTAGTAATAGCAGGATAATAACTAAAACAATTCCAGAGCTGAAGCTCATCAAGTCTACGTTGAGGAACATCCTTAGCCTTAAATCCACGTTGTATAAAAGCTGTGATAGGTAATCTATAAAAGATTGCACCATTTTCCATAATCGCGTGCCAAAGAATTGATTTACCTGTGATAGCTGACATGCCGAAGATAATACAGTCTTCAACTTCTCCATGATGAGCTTTAAGATCATATAAATATTCTCTTCTAATTTGTGCGTATGTTACAGGAATGTTTGCATTCAAGTAAGCCATGGCACATTATAAAAAGATTGCCCCTACGATAATACCAGCTACAAAACAAACGATTTCTCTTCTGTTATGTAATTGCCATACCATAAATTTATCTATGTATTTTTTAACCATATTTCCTCCTAATGTATGTCACCCCAGTTTTTACCGGATTCATAGTCTACCTTGTTAGGTATCTCTAAGTCAACTGCTGATTCCATAACTTCTTTAATTAACTTTGCTTGTTTATCATTTTCTACAGAAATATCTAGTTCATCATGTATTTGTATGTGAGGTATAATACCTTCTTTATACAAATCTAACATAGATTTTTTAGTCATGTCTGCAGCTGATCCTTGTATTAATTTATTTAATGCTTTGTATGTATATGCACGTTTAATACCTGGACCATGTTCTTGTACTGCTTGTTCAAATGG